ATCATTAAACAAAGTTCCAAAACCAATAATGGTTTTACGAATAATTTCGTGATAGTGATAAGTTCCTAACATTAATATGTACCAAAGGGATTAGATTCTGTAAAGTCTAGAATAAGATCTGCTTCTGTCTCAATCGTTTCATTTTGTTTATATTTATCAGTCGTAGTGTTAGCGGTTGATACATTTATTACATATGAAGCACTAGATGCTGCTCCAACAACCAATTCTCCAGGATAAAATGTCCCTGTTACAATTCCAACTCTCAGAATATTTGTATCAGTATCCCAATTTTTAACTCTTGCAGATGAACCAGATATTGAACCAGTTACAATCTCATTAAATTGATATGTTCCAATTCCTGTAGTTGCAGCAGCTCCAATAGTGATGGTTGGCGCTACAGTATATCCAACTCCAGAATTTACAATTCTAATTCCAGTTACTTCTCCATTACCATTAATAACTGACTTCGCTGTTGCCGTAGTTCCTCCCCCTACAGGTCCTGAAATAGTTACCGTAGGTGCAGTTGTGTATCCATTACCAGATTGTGTTATTGAAATAGTTCCAATTCCACTAGTAGTAATACCACAAGTAGCAATAGCACCAAATCCTCCACCACCACTGATAGTAACTGTTGGATTTGTGGTATATCCTAAACCAGGATTAATCAAAAGTATTTCTTTTACAGAATTAACACCACCTTTAAATGTTGTAATAGCAACTGCCTCTGCAGTCACTCCACCGACAGGAGCAGCAGATATCGTTACTGTAGGTGTGCTTGTATAACTGTAACCATCATTGTTTAAGAATATTTCTTTAACTCCACCAATAACTTTAGTGGTTATTGCCGTTGCATCAGTTCCTGAAGATAAGAGATTAAGGTCTACGATATATCCAGTATTTTCAAGAACAGTATCTATTTCTTCAATGGTTGTATCTAAAGTTTCGTCTTCATATTCGAAGAGTTCACACTTGAGTTCATAAACATAATTCTTACCTAACTGATAGAAAGGATTTTCATGTTCTACAAACTTTACTTCAAATAATCTTTGACCGAGAGGAAAATAAATTAAATCCCCTTCTCTTGGTCTAGTAGAAAGTTCATACTCAGTATCACTTCCAGCATCCAAAAATGGAGAAATAAAATCTTCAAATCTTTCTTTTGAAATTGTAAGAGATAATTCATCTCTTATACTCATACCAAACTTTGTTAAAATATCTCCAGCACCACTATATCCATCATATGTGTTTACATATGCTTCAAGCAAAAAATTATCATCAAATTTTGATGACTGAACTTCTTCAATAATAGTTTGTCTTCTTACAAATTTTCTTGGTATATAAGTTACTTCAACACCATAAATCTTGAGTTGCTCATTAATCAACTCCTGTACCAATCTTTGCTCTCCAGCAGAGCCTTGTAAGAAAAAGGGATTAAGTGCCATTATCCAATAAAGTCGTAAGGTGGAAGTTCATAATCCATAGCCATTCTGGATTTAATATCTGCTAATTCTCTTTCAGCATCTTCATAAATTTCCCTACCATTCAATTCAATGCCGCCAGGAAGTTTAACTCCTCTAAATTTAATTAAGTTTTGACCCCACTGCCTCTTAATTAAAGAAGTTAAATATTTCTTCAAGAAACTATCATTATATACATCTGTGAATGTATTTGGATCCAATATTCTGTAGCAGTCTAAAATGAGATAATTTCCAACATTCTGTGCCTGCCAGTCAATATCCAAATAGAGTCTATCTTGTCTCTTATTAAATCTAATCTGCTTATCAGTAGTAAGTAAGAAATCGATATCTTCCAAATAACTCTTGACCATAGAATATTGAAGTAATTCTACAGAGTTAAAATAATATAGGTCATTCAAAAATAACTGATATTTGATACTAAACATTCCACCAGATATTGCACTAGTATCAAATCTGAAAACCTTTTCAATACCAACTACAGAATCTGGAACTTGAATAAAATTCGAAGTTTCATAGTAATTTGAAGTAGTTGTTCCGTATCCTGGAATGGATGTAGAAGTAGCACTTGTTGTTACAATTCCTGCCGTATTTGTGCTTGAACTATTGCTAGTCGCTCTTCCCCTATCGATATCTGCCTGAGTAATTTCATACTTCAAATACATCCTTTCAACACCGTCGAAATGGCGCTCCTGAAAGTATTGAAGGGCATCATCAACCAAATCGTCTATTTGGTCATCATCGACATTTATCTCCAATACAGGGGCACCTAGACGCCTTAAACAGTAGTCTATCAGTCCCTGGCGTGTTGATGGCTTAGCCATTAGAATTGTCCTCCATCAATTGTTGAAGTCCATACAGGAACTCCGCTTACTTCTTCTGTTGTTAATATGTAGTAGCTTTGTGATATTGCACTTTCAGTACTTGCCGCACCAATCAATTTTCCATTATTATTAAAATATGTGATACCATTTGGACCATCAAAATTTCCAACATCATAATATAATCCTTGAACAAAAGTTGCGACTCCAGAAACACTAAGTTGATCATCAATTGTTACTGTACCACCAGCAGAATCAATCGTTAAGTTTCCAGATGAAGTATTAATCTCATTGGTACTTGTAATTCCAATCTGGATATTATCTACAACTGCTCCAGTAGCAAAAGTTCCTACTCCAGAAAAATTTGCATGTCTCCATGCTTTTCCAGAAATACCGATATCATAAGAATCATTATCATTTGGTACGAGGTTTGAAATGAATTCACCAGAAACATTAATATCATCAGTATTTCCATCACCAAGATTAATCGTACCTCCTCTAAATGTTACTACTCCAATAAATTCAGAATATCCGGCAACATAAAGACTTCCGCCAATACTTACATTCTTATTAACTCCAAGACCACCATCAATTTGAACTGCACCAGTGTCTGGATTTGCTAGAGTATTATCTGTAGTATTTGTATAAGTTGTAATTCCAGAAAATATTGAATCTGAAAAACTATTTGACCAACTTAAATTTCCATTACCATCAGTAATTAATGCTGCTGATGATACTCCATCAGTCGCTGGAAAATAATATGTTATTGCAGCACCAACCGATGCTGGTGCAGAAAGGGTGATTGAAGTTCCAGCAGATCCTACGGAATGTGCTGAAACAAGATTTACACCGCCGCCAGCACTAACAGTTTCCTTTTTCCAATATCTAGAACTTCCGAAAAATTGTTGATTTGCGGCAGTACCATCAACACCAATATAAAAATTATATTCATCAGTAACAAAACCAGGTTCACCTGCTTGGAAAGAAGCTATTCCTACATTAGATTGCTGACCTCTTTTAAACTGTAGTACAGGGGTCGCCATTTTTTAGTTTTTTTCCCTTTTATAATGGTATTTAGTTGCTAAAAAGTTCCAAAATCAATAGATTGATTGTCTACAGCATCTGCAAGGTCTAAGATTTGTGCAGGGTCAACATGCTTATACACTTTTTCAACAGAATCATAAATCAATACTGTATTATCTGCTCTAGCATCTACATTAACATCTGCAATATTTTCTAATTTATCAAGGAATGTACCAGAAGGTGCATTTGAGGCAATTACTTTAATTGCGTTTTGTTGTCCGATTCTAACTCTTACATCAGACATTATCGTGTTACTCCTTGACTTACTAATACCATTCCTTCAACAACTCTAGTAGTTGTATTTGCAGTATCTGTAATCACAACATCATAAACATATCTACCAGGTTTTAAACTTGCAGTTTGAGATGTCGTCAATCCCAATTGAATTTGTCCGCCAGATTCATTGTAAATGCTAGTAGTAAAGGTAGTTACACCAGTACTCCCAGCATGTTTTCTCATTTGAGAAGAAATATTATATCCAGCAAGATTTAAAACAGAATTTGTCGCAGAACTTTCTAAGGTAAATATGCGACTAAAATCTGTTCCAGTATTAATAGTTAGATTACTTACGTAAACTGCCATTTTCTAAGATATTTAAAAATATTTATGCTAAACCAGATATAGCAAAGTTTTTAATGACCTCTTGTTGCTTCAAATAGAGTTTAAAATAAGACTTTGCAAAATTTTTCAATTCATCAACATCTAATTCATCAATAAGTCTTGAATACTTTTCATATTCAAACATTTTATTCATTGTTTCTAACTCAATTTTGTCTGGGTCCATTGATTAACTCCATAAGTAGGGATTTGATTTCGCCAATATCTTTTTTCATCTCTTGGATTTCCATTTTCTGTCGGCGTCTCTCCTCCTTCATTCTAATGTAGTTATTATATTCATTAGTATCAGTATTTACAATAGCACCTGAATCATTACGATACAGGTGCTGTTCACCTTCTACTCTTTTCATATTATGCTAAAGCGATGACTTTCAAATTCTTAAATATTGGTGGATATGCTTCATTGGTACCACTAGCAACAATTTTAATTCTAAATCCATTAAATTTATCTAAGTCATCAGCAGTGAACTGATATTCATAGAATTCTCCGTCAACACTCGCTGGGAGGAATGCGTCCGCCTTTCCATTATTTTTTGTAACATCAACTACTAAATCACCAAATCCATCAGCATTAGTATCCTTCAGATTATCATATCCTGGGAATAACTCATATGTCTCAATATTGTTGCTGGATTCAACTTTAAAGAGTTGGTAAAGGACTCTAAAGTCGGCGGAAGAATGTCTATAAGCATCAACAAGAACTTTGAGTGATGTTGCAGGTTGCTCAAGGTCAACTTTTTGAGTTACATAGAGATATGCGTGTGGATCTCCAGCAACAAGATTTACGCGAGGATCTAATACATAATCTGCGATTGGTTTATTCAATCTATTTCTATGCAACTCAACAGTTGCACTAGAATAATCAATGAATGGTGAAAGATTCTTGTCTCCACTATTATCAAGTGTTACTGCATAAGTAAATGATCTGCTTTGAGGGAGAGTACTCAGAATTGTATCAGTGGTTTCATTTGGTCTAGATGCAATTGTCCTCACACTGGAAAGAGGTGTTAAAGCATTATTATCAATACTTTGATAACCCTGATCTGCAAACAGTGTTTCAGTTCCATCAGCACTTCTTCCAGAAACAGTTCTTATCTGAGAATTTGCTGAAACCTTATCACTAATACCGTCAATAACAATATTTGTCTTAATTGCGTTGAATTGAAGGTTTCTAGTTGCTTTTACATTTTTACCACCAACAGCATTTTCATCTGTGAAAGATCTCATACTGGTTCCAGAAGTAATAGCACCTAAAGTTCCACCTAAGAATGAAGTTGTAGCAGATCTGTTGATTTTCAGGAAATATTCATCAATTCCAGTATCATTAGAAATAATGCCTGCAGCACCAGTATTTCCATTTCCAGAATGTGTAACTTCATTACCTTCATCACTGTTTATTCTCGTCAGAGAGATTCCATTCAACTCATACTTGTAAACCTTAGAGTTTGCAGCGTGTGATGTTGGATTAACTCCTCTAGTAACGGTAAGTTGTCCAGAACCAATTGAAGTATATCTCATAATCTCATTATCAATCTTCAAATATCCGCTAGTAGCAGTACTATTTTCAAAAGTGGTAAAGATTGCAGTGTTTGCTACTGCAACAGTTGTATCTGTTGTGTTTATAGCAACATCAAGAGTCGTTGGGATACTATCTGGTTGAATTCCTGTGAGAGATACTACATGACCTAAACCATGCATACCGTGATTAATTTGTGCAACTCTAATTGTGTTACCATCAAATCTAGTATCAGTAGAATCTGTGCTACTTGTAATTGTAGTAGAAGCCAAACTTACTACAGTTGTAGGTGTATTGAAATAGCACAGAGGATCTGTAGTAGTAAAGTCCTCACCCTGAACATTCGTTAAGTATAAAGTGTCAATTCCACCGATTTCATCTACTGTAATTTGAGCACCTTTTCCTTTTTGAACTTGTGATGTTGTAATTCCAAGAAGATCTCCAACAACATAACCAGAACCAGCCGTTGTGATTGTTACACCAGTAACTATACCAACAGCACTAACATAAACAGTTGCCTGTGCACCAGTACCAGATGCTTGAATGGAGTACAAATCTACATTAGTAAATTCACCTGCAGAATAACCTATTCCAGTATTTGTTATGGTAATGAAATCATTGATTGTACCTGTATCAGTTATACCGCCACCAACATTTTCAATAATACCTGATGGGTTTGTTAATCCTGTTGAGACTGTTCCGTGACTAACTTTAGTACCAATAGTTAGATCACCATTGAGAACATCTGTAACACCAAAACCAACACTAATTTTTCTTGGAAGAGTTAAAATTGAATTCTCTTCGAGTTGATATTCTGGACTGGTATTACTTAAGTTGTTGTAGAAGTATACGGTTCCTGGTGTAGTTACGAATTCAGCTTTGTTTATTCTGAACTTCATATCTTCATTTTGGTTTTCTGTCCAAAGAGAACCATTTTGAGATCTGAAGAGAGCACCACCAGTATATTGCTTAGCACTAACGATACTTTCTGATTCTGGTAAAGAATTTGGAGATACATCAGCATTGCCTGTTTGTGAAATCCAAACTTCGTAGTCGTTAGATGATGGTGAAAGTAAAACAATAGCGTATTCAGTACCTGCTTTGAGTGGTACAGGTGTTTTGAATTTAAAATTAGTAACTTCTGAGGCATCTGGAGAAACAGATACTTCACTTGCCTGAAGAATTACCTGAGAATCTGATATAACCAGATTTTGTGATGGTTTTGCATCATCAGTTACTTCAACAAGTTGTAAAGTAACAGTTGGTTCTCCATCACTTTCAATTATGTTATCCGTTATACCAGTACTAATTCCAGTTTGTGTTCCTGGTTTTGTTTTAAACCAAACATCAACAGATGTACAAGTAATATTATCTTCACCTGTGAAGAAAGTTTGGGCAAGTGGATCAAGATGCTTCTTCATCTTGACTGTAGTTTGCTTAACTAACTCAATAACACCAGTTGATGTGTATAGAGCTTCAGCATTACCTATAGATGGTTTTCCAGGACCATCAATAGCATTTGTTTTGCTTGTCGTTAGTTTGAATGTTTTGGTACCAGTTGTGAATAATTTATCTTTATTGGTTACTACCTCTTGAAGATTGTTTTTCTTATATTTCTTCTTGGTATTGCCTAATAAAGTTATATCTGGTACTGTTACTGTATTTGTTTCAGAATCTTTTGTGAATCCTTTTTTAATTTGCTTTTTACTTAACTTTTTCTTCTTGGTGAAGGTATAAACATACTTTGGTTTTCTGAGGAAGAATGAACCAATAATACTTCCAGAAATATCTGAAACTAATTTGATATCGTTAACAATAGCAGATGCTGATGTATCTTGACCAATCATTTCAATTGTTGTGAATCCAGATTTAATATATCCACCAAATTCATCAATAGCAGATGCTGCTAAAATGTCGATGTCAATATTAAGAATTTCTGAATTTGCTGAATAATTTTCTGGAATATTTGTGGACTTTGTGGTATCATATGGATTAATAGAATATGTTTTGTATGTGTTTACATCAATTACATCCTGACTGTTTGTAAGAGAACTCCCACTAACAGTTGTTGTTGTTTCTAATGGACCACTCTTGTGATTTGGTGGAGCAATTCTACCTCTGAAAATTTCTTCACCATCATAATTAGTTGCTTTTACAGTAGCTCCTGGAACAAAGGTTCCAGAAGTCATTGTGATTTGTAAAAGTTTTGGAATAATATCAATTTGATTACTTCCATCAAAGAATGCATAGTGTTGTGTAAATGGTTTCAGGTTGTTTGCTTCAAACTTAACATTCCTAGATCTCATATAAACGGCATCAACCGTATCTAAGACCTTTGTCTTAGTCCAAGTTTTTGTCTGAGCACCAGATTGATTTACTGTCTTAGTTTGAGTTACTTTTACTTCCGTAAAGTTATCAACACTAGGAGTAAGAATTATAGTTCCATTATAATTTAAAATATTAAATGGATTTATATTTTCAGTTGTGGTAGCAAGTAGATTTTTTATCTCAGTTTCTACTTCTGTATAATTTAAAAGTATAGAATTACCTGTTTTTATAATATTTTTATCTGGGAATACTGATGGTGGTAAGTTATCAACACTCGTGTCTAATGATGCATCAATCGTTGCAATTTTTGGTGCAAAGGATGTTATTTCTGTAAATGCTTCCAGTTGCTCATTTTGAACATCAATCTGACATTTTATCTTCGACTCTTGCAAATCAATTTTGCTTCCATCATTGAAAGCATCTACAAAGAATCCGCTCTTGAATTTATCAAATCCATTAGCATCTTTTACTTGAAGTGTTTTTGTATCAACTTCAAGAAGAGATAAAGTTGTAAGATTTTCTAAAGTAGAAACTCTTTTATCAATATCTCCAATATCTCTCATTGTATACCTTCTATTATCTTTGAAGGTGATACTTACATCGTTAATATCATACAAATATGCAGGCAACTCTATAGTTGCGAGAAGCATTAAATCTTCTTTGTTTACAATTTCTGGTTCTACAGGATTTAAAGAAGAAACCCCCTTGATAACACTGAATATCCCATCTTTTTGGAGAACGATTCTATCTATTCTTGGTAAGTAATATTCATAACCAAGAATAGAATCTTCTTTAGGAGTGACTACAAGAGTTGGATTTGGACCAGTTGCAAAGTTTCTACTTACAGGTGCAAATGGAGAAGCATTTGTTACAGTAAATTCTGATACTCTTGGTCTAAAGTCGAGAGTATCAGATGCTCTTAATTCCCCATTAATATCGGGAATGTCTTCCTTAAATCTTTCAGCATCATAAGAATTTACTGTGTAAACATCGCCAGTATCCGATGCAAGAACATCGTAATGGTCAAATACAATTTTGAGTCTATGGCTAGGAATGTAAGAATCATCTTTTCTTACAATTCTGGAGTAATCATAATACTCACTTCTTCCACCTTTATCTAAGGTATATTTTTGAGTTATATCCTGATAATTGCCCTTTGTGAAAGATACTACAATAGAATCCACTTCAGATTCATCAAATGTAACTAATTCACCAACATCAAATGATTTGTTATTCAGAAGAACGACTTGTGCGTTTGATGCAGAGTCTATTTGAACAACTTGAGCAATTGCTCCGCTAGTTTGTCCTTTTACTTTTTCTCCAACAATTGCATTAGTATTTAAAGCAGCCGCAGCAGAAACTTGTATAACATCTAGTGTTGGATTTGCAGCACCTAAAGATTCATAAACTGCTAATATTTTAGCAACATCTGGAAGATTTAATGAAATTTCCTTATCTTGAACTCTTAAACCATAGAAATTATTTTGAGTTAGACCATTAACATTAATAGAAGTCTTGGAAAGAATTACATCTCTTTGTGCACTTCTTGTATAAATCTTCTTCTTACTAGTAATTCCTTGCTTCAACAGCGAAGCATTGACTGTTGCCTGACCACTTACGAATGATAATCCATCAAAATTTGCTCCAGACCCACCTCCAGTTAAGGTTAAATCTGGATCTGTAGAAACAACACCATCTGCTTCATTGAAGAACGAATACTTTTCTGCACTATATGACTTATAAAGAGCACTTGATATTCCTGTTGGTGCAGTTAAAGATCCATCTCCAACAGCATCTACAGTTATGTTGTTTAATTGAACTGTAATACTTAATTGAGAGTCTTTAAGATCTACTGCTGAAATATTTTCACTTGGAAGTTCTGCGTATAATCCACCACCACTCTTAATTTCGCCAACAGCAAGAGAAATGGGTCCAACAAATTCAGTGGCTGGAAGAGCACCATCACACACTTCAGCGGGTTGATTAGTGATAGCTTCAACAGTTAAAGTTGTAGAACCTGCTCCAACTGCAGTTACTCTGTTAAATGTTGGTACAACTTCATCTGATTTATTGTATTTAATAATAGATCCAACTTTTGCACCTAAGAATCCATCTTGAAGCGAAGATGTTACATTACCGCCAGTTGAAATAGTCGCATCAAAATTTCCAAGTTGTTTGAACTTCTGATCTATTAAAATAGTGTCTGCAGTAAAATCGAAGGCGGCATCGCCTCCCATTGGATCTGCCTGATAAATCGCTTTTACATCTTGCTGACCATGTTTTGTTACGGCAGTAATAGTTCTTGAATTTTCTTCAACTTCATTGATAATGATCTGTTCACCGACAACAAAACTTCCAGATACCTGAGTTAAAGTTAATGCTGTTCCATTAGTAACATCATTTAGCAAATATCCAGAGGCATTGCTAGTTTTACCTCTAATATAAGAAGTATCATTGAGAGTAATATTAGTGTTGATGGTTAAATCTGTATAGACATTTACATCATACAGATACAAATTCCAAGATGAAGCGTCATCTTCATAAGAATTTCCATCTAAATTGAAAGAATATACTCTAGCGTCTCCAATAGTTGTTGCCGTACCAACACCGTCGTTGTTTAATCTTCTATCCAACAAACTTACAGTATTTTGATTTCCAATACCGATAAGCGGAGTTCCAGTTACATTATTTACTTTTACTAAAGTTCCAAAATCTAAAGGAATTAGACCACTATCAACTTTATCTGTATCCCTTGATTTTTCGGTATCAATGATGATGGTTTCTTCGTTTTCAATCCTATATCCCTTAACATAAGAAATTCCAGGAGAGAATTTTACAGACATCAAGTCATCTGATGGAGTATTTCCACTCGCAGTTGTTTCACCTTCAGTATAAATTCCCTGATTACCAATTTCATTATCAAGAGTTTCTTTGATTTCAATTTGATACTCTTTTACAGAATAATGACCAGATTCTTCGTAAGTTCTTTTTGCAAGTTTGTCGTCTAACTTTGTAGCAGCAGGAGATGGTAAAATATTTTCTACACCATTTATAATCTTAACGAGTTCAATAAATGATGTGTCGTTAAAATCATCGAGTGATTTTTTGGTAAGTTTTGTCGTTATTTTTAACCTATCTGCTCCAGGAGCAGAGAAGTTTGAAAATCCCTTAGCATTATCATACAAAGAGGGATCATCCTTAGCATTTACTAACTCTTCGTCTATACTTAGACCAACTCTATAACTTGGAGTATTTGTATAGGCATCCAGAACAATATTATCAGCAGCAACATCAACAAATGTTCCTCTTATAAAGTAAACACCTTCTTCAATAGAAAACTTAGATCCTATGTTACAAGCATTATCACTAACTAAAGTTGCAATACTTTCCCCAGCATTAACTACAACATTACTGTAAGTAAAAGATTCTTCTGTTGTTAAAACTTCACCATTTGTAAAGAATACGGTCTCATTATCGGTACCAGACTCCGTATACTGAACAAATAATGTGAGGTTTGTAATTCCTTCTGATTCAGAAATATTTAAATATTTGTCTACCTTAGCAACTATACCAGATGTTTGTCCTTTTATCTTTTTGCCGACCAGTTGATCAACATAAGAAGACAAATTAATTCCAAGATGACTAGAATTAATTTTTACAGAAAAATATTGATTATTGAGAGCAAAATTGCCTGGAATTACTTTTTGCCCTTCAGAAAAAGAGTTGCGCCCAAAAGACTCAATTTGATTTTGTAAAACTGATTGGAGAGTTGTTAATTCTCTAGCCTGAATTGGAAATCCAGGTCTGAACAAAACCTTATAAAAATTATTAAATTTATCAAAATCGTCGTAATATGGACCTACATTGAGATTTGTTTTTTGTGCCATTTCTTAGAATTCCAGGATAATTTTAACGTCTTCTTTTTGTCTAGGGCTTCTTGTAATTGCAGGACGATTATCAATATAAATTATTTCTCCTGACTTTTTATTTATCTCATAATTGGCGATTCCATTTGTGAAGTTAGCGTCAAGAGATACTATTTGATTTGATACTGTAGTTGTAACTCCACTAAATCCCGTTTCGATAGCTCCACTAAAACTAGTAGATTCTATTGTTCCTCCACCAGACTCAAAAGCGTAAGATCTTGCATCTGTTGAAACAGTGCTATAATCACTTTGATCTCTATTTGTTTGATTGAAGTGTAAAGATCTATCTTGGAAATACTTCAACACTCTGGTTGTTTCATCATAAGAAGCAACAATACCTCTTGCTGTACCTTCAGTGACTGTTTGTGTGATTCTATCTCCAACAGCAGGTTCTCCAGAAAATGCTGCTGTTAATTTTATAGCACCAAGTGCCGAGAACTGATTGCTAGTAATTACATTATTCGATCCAAAAGCAGTTGGATTTTTTACAATACCAATTTCGGAAAATACTGTGTCTGATGGAAAATCTTTTACAGAATCATCAAATCTAGCATAAACTAAAACTCTATCAGCACCTAACTCTTTGTATAAGTCAAATCCATGACCTCTTGATGGAGGAATAATTGGAATGAGGTGTGCGGGAGTTGTAATTGTAGATGGTTGATATGCGCTTAAATCAACCATTCCGTAAGTATATCCACTACCACCTGCCGAAATCACAGCACTTGTTACTTGTCCACCAGTAATAGTAACAACAACCTGACCACCAGTTCCATCTCCAAGTATTGGAAGTTCTACTTGGTTTGCGGTTTTATAACTTGCACCAGGATTTTCAATATAGACTTTTTTTATTTGATTTTGATTTTCATCAGAATCTCCATTTTCCCTAACTGCTGTTATTTGGGCATTGGTTGATGTACTCCAGTTGTTTGGTAATGAAATATATTCTGTTGAATCAAATTTTACAATATCACTTGGAGTTACTGTAAACAGATACTTCCACAAATATCCATCACCACTATTCCCTGCAGCCGCTGGTTCTAAATCAGTAAATGTTGGCTCGTCTAATGAAGCATTTCCATTTGTATTGATTCCAGAAGAACCATTATCAATACAAATGTATACCTTATACTCGCTATTCATTACATAATAATTTGAATCATATAAGCGAGCAGATTGTGTTATTGGAGATGGATTTGTAAGACTGTAATCATGTCTGTACATTTCATACTTGGTTCCCCTTGCCCAATCTATTCTTCTTACAACTCTTCTAACATTATCAGTCGTTGCTCTCTTCCCAAATATCATATTATCTCCAACAAAATTGGAGTAATCAATACTATCATCTGGATTTGGTGTATCAGTATTCCAAGTAGCACTTCTTTCTGCAGAACCAGCAGTCGCAGTTGGATTTGATAAACCTACAAAAACATAATATGAGTTATCAGTGTCCGAAATTGAGTCAACAAAGTTACTCGCATTCAATATTCTAAATTGATCCGTAACTATCGCAGGCATCTTAATAGGTTTTTTCTGTATTTATACTACTATGAATCAAAGTATAGTGTTTATACCAATCAGAGCACCAGTATCTCTCAATCCAAATCTTTCACTTCTTCTTTGAATGAATGGGAAAGTTGATAATCCAGAATCAATAGTTAATCCAGTAACACCAATAGATATTGGATTATTAGATCTCGTAAAACCAGAAATTTTTCCAACAGAGAAGTTTCCGACAGGACTTGATGTTGCAATTCCACTTGTGTTAATTCCAGTTGTGTTAATACCAGAATGTACATTACATGTAATTAATCCAACATTTACACCTGGAGTAGATACTGCAGAAATGATGTATATATTATCCACATAAGTGGTTCCAATACCAACCGTTGCAGCATCAGAATCATTAACAGAAGTGACTCCAGAACCAACAAGTGTATTGTAGATATAAATTGGATCACCAACTTCAAGACCTTGTGCTACATTGAGAGCATCACCAACATTATCAAGTCTAGCCAAATCAAAAGTAATAGCAAGAGGATGACCTCCAGTTCCAACAGAAGTTGAAATTCCAGTCAAAACACCGACAAAGTTTCTAATTTGATTTGCAGAACCAAAGTTGGTTACAAGTTCAGAAGAAACATTTGTTGTTGGAGCAAGGACATTTGGTATAATTGAAGTAGAGTATCCAAGTCCTCCTGTTCCTATTGCTACAGAAGTAACAGTTCCAGAAGCACTAACAGTTGCTGTTGCTGTTGCTGCAATTCCTGTATTTGTATTTGGAGGTGGTGCAATAGAAAGGGTTATAGTTGAACTTGGAGTATATCCAGATCCACCAGTGGTAATAGCAATATTTGAAATTGTTCCTCCAACAGATACTGTTGCACTAAATGCAGCAGCAACTGGATCTGTAGTACTTCCAATAATCAACGCATTCAAATCTGTATTTTGAATGGTTGCTAACGATTCTGTTTCTTCATATTCAAATAACAATCCATTATCAACAAATATTTCAGTATCAGTCGTACTAAAATCACCAATTATTTTAGCACTTGGATAAATTTGTGGTTCAAGTGTATCTCTTGTCTTGTATATGTCTTGATTATTAATTCTCTTATCAACCTTTTGCTTAATCCAATCAAATGGTTTGTAATTAACCTCATCAATTCCAAGACCAGTATAGATATCAGTCTCAACACTATCTGAAGTTGGAATACCAACAACAGTTCTGTTTGATTCTTGATCTACAGTAGTCAAAATTAAATTATTTCTCTTGAGTCTAATTTCATCACCAATCTTAATAGTTTCTCTAATTTCAGTAAAGACGCTATCAGTTCCTCTTGTTCCTCTGTAGAAGAAGATTGAAATATCATCTTCAGATTTTGGTGCAGTTGTGAAAGTGAAAGAAGATCCGCCATCAAAAGTGTAGTTAACGCCTGGTTCTTGAATCACACCGTTAATGAATATTAAAAGGATGGAATCTAAATCAATATTTAAAGAATCTGCATCATTTGGATCAATTTCAATACTCAACAATTCACTGTTATAATAAAGTGGGAATCTTGTTCTAATACCGTTTTGAAGTGCACTAATAGGATCGATGTAATCAAGTTCTCCAAACTGCCATGCTGAGAAGGAATCGTTAAATGTTTCCAATACTGTTAACTCAAAGTCCGCAAGTGGGGATGCAAGATTTGCATCAGTTACAAGACCAACTGGTCTGAATACATCACCTTTCTTAAATCCATATCCAGGTCTAGCAATACTGAATGATTTGACCTCAAACAAAGTAGAACCAATACCGACAGTATTTGCAGCACCAACTTCCAGATTGAGAAGTAAGTTTGAACCAGTGTCGGTTGTTGCTCCAATTCCAAGACGAGATACACCTTCAACTCCAAGGTTTGAATATGAAGGTTCTGATACAAATATTTGTGGATTGTTGTATCCAGTACCACCAGCACCAACAGTAAATGTTAAAGTTCCACCAGCACCAACAGTTGCTGTTATAGTAGCTGCGTCACCGCCAGCATCTTGTGTTGGGTCTGATACCGCAACACCAACGGCTCCAAAGTATCCAGAACCAACAATATCAGTAGTTCCTAATCCAACAGATGTGATTGCTCCAGTACCGTCAATAACCGCAGTTACAGAAACACCTACAAGAGGAGCGAATCCAAGACCTGGTGTAGATGCGAGGGAAACAATAACCCCACCTCTTGGGAGTTGATTTTGATTTACATCATATTCGGAGATTAATAATCCACCAGCAGTTGTAATTCCACTGAATACCACGCTAGAAATACCAGCATTTTCGGAGAATTGATAATTGTTTCCGGTATTATTATCAGTTGTTGGTGTTTGGAAAATATCATTGATGAACAATACTCCACTACCAGTCTCAATTCCAGTGGTATTTGCACCACCAACAGTAAGAGTGTATGTTTGACCAATACCAGTGAACGAATCGCTTATGTTGTCGTAGATTTGATTACTTGAATAATCTTTTCTTAAATATACTCTTCCATTGAATGTTGATTCTGGAGATTCCAATTCTGAAGAATTCAATATATCTAAAGGATCTCCTAATGGTGCTTCAGTAAAGTGAATCTTGTTTTTAACAATATTAAATGAACCAATATAAACTCTAGCAGTCGTAAGACCTGCGTGAGTAGTTGCTGAAGATCCAACAAATCCTCTTTCAACTTCAACAAGTGCAGTTGTTCCAATTCCAGTGATTGGACCCGAAGAAGTAGTTCCAAATCCAACTGAAGTTACATTGAGATATTCATCTTCAATTCTAAGGATATTTCCTGGAGTTATGCTAGAAATTCCAGAGAGAGCAAAGATAGTCTCTGTAGAATTAATTCCAAATGTGAGAGAGTGATTGATTGCTGTATAAGCAATAGGACTCTGGACAACACCATCAATGGAGATAATAGATTTCTCCATCTTCTTGACCATTTCTAATTCGTGAGCATTGCCCTTTCCACTCACATCCGTAAATGTAACTCCAATACCAGATGTAGTTGCAAAAGCTGCTACTGTTGCAATCTTAAACTGGTCATTATTAATTTTAATTGCATAAACTGTTGATGGAAGAATGGTCGTTGTACCGATACCAACGCCACCACTACTAGTTTGTCCAATACTTACAGCAGTAGCAGTATTACCAAATGTATCACCTGGTCTATAAATTAACTCTTCACCAGTGCTGAAGAAGTGGTCTTTAATAGTGAATACTCCAGTAACGGGATTCAATACACTTGCATTAGATGGATTGAATGTCTTCATAAAGATTGGAGTTTCATCATGTAACATCTCAAATTCTGTTACATTAACTCTATTTCCATTTGGTGCATTATATTGAGCGACCAATACATCTTCAGTGATTGGTCCATATGAGAGAGTATCTGGATCATTTACCAAATCAATTTCAGATTTAATAATTTCACTATAAGATTGAATTAAAACATCTGTGGTAATTCCAGCATCTGGATAGAACCTTAAGTCTAAATTAGTTCCAACGATTGCTCCAGCAAATGTTCCAATTCCTGTTGCACTATTAGCAGACAGATAAGAATACTGAGAAGTATATACATCTGTTCCGTCATTAACAACCAGTAATTGATGCAGTGCGGAGGTTGAACCGTAACTAACTCTAGCAAGTGTTTTAATTGTGGTAAAGTTGGTCGTAGAACCCAAACTTACTACTGTAGAAATTCCAGTCGCTTCTACAAAATTACTTTGCAGTTGTACAGTATCTGCCTGATCGGCAGTTTGACCAGTAGTAGTAAATGTATATGTGCTGATTCCAGCGGCAGTAGTTCCAAATCCGACGATTCTAGACCTCACATTTACTGCATTTGACTCTGTGCTGTTTGTAAACTTAAGACTTAAGGTATTAGACGATATATCGGAAGCAAATGTTCCTATAAAGTTTGAAGACAACTCTACAGATTGATTATTATCAAAGAAGTAGTCGCTGATGTTAGTGTCTACTCCATCATGGTCAATATACATTTCAACATAAGTTCTTTCCTTAGAAGTTGGGTTAATAACTTCAGAAATTACAAATATTGCGTTATTAGTATTTGTTGAGACTCCAATAATCGTTGCAGTTGATCCAATACCAACTGATGTATTGATTCTAGAAGTAAGATTAATAAGACCAAGAGATTGAGTTCCAATACCTGCTAATTCACTATTGAAATTATTCTTTAAGACCTTAATATCATAGTCTTTTGTATATTGCTCTGTTGGGGTGAATCTTAACGAAAGATTTCCAGAATCAGAAATATTACCAGAGACATCACCCAATGAAGAATCTGTATTATATAAAGATGCTTTTTCTACAGTTACAATATCATCAGAAACTGATGGTAAAGTTACAATCTCTGTAGATTGCTTTTCATTATTATCTGGGTCTGTAATTTGAACTAAGAATCTACTATATCCATCATCGATATTGTAATTATCAATATCAACATAGAAATTGCTTATGATATTACCACTTGAGAACTGGCTGCTAATGTTGTCTATAGAAAGAACTCTATTTGAAATACACTTAATATAATCCGTTAATTTTCTATTCTGAACTTTAACAAATTTTGATTTATTGTTCTCAACATCAATATCAAGACCATAATCATAATTATTAATCGTATCAACTCTATTATCACTGATTAAATCAATGAGTGCAAATGTTGTTGATTGTTGAATTGATGTTGTAGCAAATCCAACGGTACTAGTAATTCCAACATCAGCAAAATTCTTAAGACCTGTAGTATGAAGAAGTCTATTTACTGGATTTACTAGCTGCTCATAGGTAATTGGACTCTTGACCGTGTAGGAGAGATTTTGATAGTAGTCATTATCAGGAATAACCTGATAATCTAAATTCAACTTTCCAATATCATCAGACCAACCGACATCTTTTTTCAATGAATAGTCAATTCTGAAGAAAGATTTTGTCTCTTCTATAGTTTTAATAGTTGCTCTAGTTCCAGTATCATCTCCAACAATAACATCATTTTCCTTCAATTCATAAGATCCATAAACTTTAATCTGGTCATTTAGAGACTCTGTGATTACCAGATTTCTTGGTACTATTGTTGTTCCTTCTACAGTAGAAAGTTTTTCACCGTCATTGAAATCTTTGTTAGTTTGTGAAACTTTAAATACTGGATAGTCACTCTCTTTAATAAGAATTGCGTAACCAGATTGATTAGTCTTAGCAATACCTGGATTGGTAGTAACTCCAGAGATATTAATTTGCAGTGTAGCTGGATTATTTGCAGGTCCTGCAGCGTATTGAGTTACTGTGAATAAAGTGTAATTATGATCTTCAGAATTAAATCCTTCTCCAGTAGTGCTATAGAGTCCTACACCTTCAACATAAATCTTTTCCCCAACACTAAAGAGAGATGAAGAAAGACCAGCAATTGGAGTTGCTAATGTAAATGTTACAATTCCTGTTGCTTGGGTATATGCAACTTGATTTACATTAATACCGTTACTATTATCAACTGCGTAAACCTTACTCAAGTTTTCAGACAATCCTGATGGAGCAGCAACTACATCAACAGACTGAATAGATGTTCCCTGAAGATTTGCTTCCAAAACTCCATTATCATATTTTTCTCCAGTTTCTGGATTGACCAATACTAAGTTTGGTGGAGTTGTATAGTTAGATCCACCAGATACAACTTCAACGCTTGAAACTGTACTTCTATTAATAATAGTGATATTGGGGGAAATGAATACCTCTGGACTTAATGTCTTATCAGCAGAATAATCAAATCCTGGATTGTTAATTTTAACCGACTTAATTTTTCCAATATTTGTCGATGTTGGAATAATATCAGCACTTACGCCTTCAGTTGAAGTTATTGATACAAATTCTGGAAGTTTCTTGTAGTTTTGTCCACCATAATTAATCTTCATTGTCTTCACACCACCCTTAGCACTTGCGGAGGTAGTTGAATATTCGAGGGTAGAAGTTGTATTCTGGTTGTGTGTTAATACTTCTGGTAGTGCCTTAAGATTTGCTTGGAAAGTAGTAACAGCAAGTCCACTGGAAGAAACTTTAAAGTTTCCATTATAAAGACTATCAACAAATACTATCTCCGATCCATTCCCAACACCTTTATCGGAAGTGCTAATAAATCCAGAATTTTCTATATTATAATAGAGTTGTAATGGAAGACCAGCGTCATAATTCAAAGTTACTGTTGCACTTGCAGAAACACCAATAGTCCCAACACCTATAACACCGAATGTAGTTCCAGATCCAACAGAAATAAATTCGTTATTAAAATCTTTATCTGTAAAGATTTTGAAATTATATCCACTAAGAGAAGAATCTGATACATCAAATACAAGATTATTATTCTTTATTGGTTTCAGTTGTGGATTAATCAATGATAATTCTTGACTCGCTCCTCCAGTAGAAGCAAAAGATACTACCGTTGGTGGTTCTAATAAGGCATCGTAATATGTCTGAGTAAGATTGATTTGATTATCATCTATTCTATAGACATAATATGATCCAGTATCAAGACCAGTGATATTATTATCTGTATAATCATAGAAGACTTTCTCTCCAGTCTTAAGACCATGATTAGTCAAAGTTAATACATTAGTTGTGCTGTTAACTCCGACTGATGTAAATCCAATAGGATTAATCAATAGTTTGTCTTTATTACTATTATACTTAACTCTTACTGCTGTTGAAGTTCCAATACCAACTGACTGATTTGGTTTTAGATCTAAAGTAATTGAATCACCAGCGGTTAATTCATGACTTGTTGTTACACCAATATTTGCGGTAACTCTCTCAACTCTTGCTGTTACTTGAGTTAAGTTAGTTTCTAAAGAATACTTGTAGTCATTGTCGTCGGCATTTGCAGTAAATGCAGTAAAGAATAAACCATTGGTATTAGTTGTTAATCCAACTTGTGTGGTCAGACCAATAAAATCTTTAGACTTATTAATTACAAACAGTGTTTCGGTATCACCACTTTGTGGTATAGTAAATGCTGCTGCACCAGAAGTAGTTGCAACAGATATTGCATTTGCACCACTAGGGCGTGTTAATATTACTTCCTGATTCGTCTTAAATGGATGATTGGGGATATAAATTGATTGAGTTGGAACTGAAATAAATTGTGTGAATTGACCTATTTCGTAATCATTGGAAACATCTATACCTGCAGTAGTTCCAATACCGATTGATTGTTGTGGATTGAAGAATTTTATACTATCGAGAGGTGGTTCGAAGTAATCGACAGAAAGTGGTATTGTAAATGTATCTGGAACAGTAAATACTTCTGCACCATCAGTATGGGCAGTTCCTGTAACTCCTCTTTCAATTCTAATTACTTTGTTCTCTGGGAAGACATTAAGAGCACGAACTCTTTCAGTTCCAATTCCTAATGTAGACCCAACAGAAACAAAACTTGGATTTGTGGTTACATAGATGTCTGTTACTACACCAGCAGTTGCATTTATTGCTAGTTGGTCTAACAGATATGTGCTTTCTGATGTAACGCCAATTACATGAGAATTTGTTAGTCCTCCAATAAAGCTTGATACACCAGAGATTACTACAGTATCCCCATCACTAAATGAGTGATTTGAAGTTGTTTGTACTAACAAATTAGAGGAATTTTTCCAAACAACAGAAGAATTTGTGAATGTGTCTACTGTTGTGGTAATGTAATTAATATTCTTACCTTTAATGGAACCAACTTCTGCTGCTAATCCACTTCCATCTGTTCCAGTGCTGTCAAAAACAGCAACATCTCCAACTTTATAAAGATCTCCAGGCTCGTTAATTACAAACCCCTGAACATAACCTTTGGATATAGACTCAATAGTAGCACTTTGTGGAATTACCTCATAAGGCTCCAATAAGAAGTCATTGTCCGCACCCTCATCAAAGACATTATATGGGAAAGTATTTCTTACAAGAGTTGTGCTATTAAAATCAAAACCTTGATCTAAGTTTTGCTCAAGTGGAATAGATTTGTAAGAATTTCCAATGAAGTATGGGAATTCTGATTTTGTGGAGTTTGTGTCTATGGATGCAAAGTATGCATAGACTCCATTTGGGAATTCTGGAGTTCTTCCAAATCTTCCATTATATTCATCAAGATTTCCAGAGTTATCAAAAGTATAGTCTTCTACAAAGAAACCAGCGGAGAATCCAGAAGGTCTATCTGTTACATTTGATGTGTTTAAAGTGTAACCAGACTGAAGTGGAATAACAGTTGATCCTGTATCATCAGAATCTGTATATGAATATGGTCCATAGATTGGATTTCCATCATATGCCCATCCAATGATTGGTGAGTGTGTAATATTATCAGTATCTAAGGTTTCAAAAACACCGTCTTGCAATTG